AGGTGTGGCATGACGTGGTCTCCGCCGCAGCCAGTGCGGTCGGGTCGGTAGTCGGCTTCTTCGGTCACCTGGTGGGCGACATCGGTCGGGCCCTGTCCGGGCTGTTCAATGTGATCACCGCCCCGTTCCGAGATGCCTGGAACTGGATCAGTTCCCATTTCGTGGGGCCGCTGCACAGCGCACTGAACGGGATAGGTAGCGCGTTCAACTTCCTGGTGGGTGCGCTGAAGGTGGTTTGGAACCCTATCGCCCGGGCCCTGAACGCAGTGCACCTGTCGGCCCACATACCCAGCAACCCACTGACGAAGGCGCTGCACATCGACGGTAAAGGGTTCGACTGGCGTCCACCCTGGCATCTGCCCACCTTCGCCCGAGGCGGAGTGTTCACCCGGGCTACGGTTGGCGTCATCGGCGAGGCGGGGACCGAGATCGCCGCTCCGGAGGCGCTGCTGCGCCAGATCGTACGGGAGAACAGCGGCAGCAACGTCACCATCAACGTCTACGTGCCGCCATCGGTCAACCCGGCCGAAGTGGGGCGCCAGGTGGTCAACAGTCTCAAAGCCTACGTTCGGGCTAACGGCCCCATTCCAGGGATCGCAGTGGCATGACCGCCATACTGCCCTACAGCACGGGCGACCTGGAGCTAGCCGTCGAAATGGCTATTGGTGGTTCCGGCGTGAACGGCTGGGACCAGTCAGCGTGGGACTTCGCGGCCTGGGCCTCCGACACCAGCGGCGGATGGGTGGACGTCACCTGTGACACATCAGAGGTGACGCTGGCATCGGGGGCGTCTGCGCCCGATGGCCTGCTGACCGCCATCAACGGCACTACCGGAGGCGTGACGCTGCACGGAGACCAGTACAACCCCTGGGCGCCACCACAGGCCCCAGGGTTGCTGGGACCGGCCGTACCGGTGAGGCTGCGCTGGCGCCATGTGGGTGATGCCAGCTTTCAGACCGCCTTCACCGGAGTCACGGACGGCTGGCCTTTCGATCGGGCCTCCGGTACCGCGCCCATACCCATCTTGAACGCCACCGGGTTACTGGCCAACATGACGCTACCGACACAGACACCAGCCGTGGGCCAAGGCGAGACCATAGACCAGCGCATGAATCGCATCCTGAACGCAGCCGCCTGGTCTACCGGGCTGCGAGTGATCCCAGCCGACAGCCACAGAGTGATCAGTACCGAACTGGGCCAGGCCCCGTGGGTCATGTTGCAGACCGCGGCGGACACCGGTATCGGTCTGTTGTGGGTCAAACGCACTGGGGAGGTGGCCTATCTGCCGGTAGGCCAGGCCGGAGGTTGGACTCCGAACTATCTGGCCTACGGGCTGGCCGACGTCAACAAGACCGACACCTGGGTCTGCGTGGTGAACTACGTGAACAGCGAACCGGCCGTGACCCGTAACGTCGTGAGCATCACCAGAGCGGCCGACCCTTTGATCGAGGGCGACACACCGGCGGCGGTGGTGGCCCAGGACAGCGCCAGCGTGGCCCAGTTCGGACCGCACACCTACGAACGTGCCGACCTGATCAACCAGGACGACGGCTGGAGTGCCACGCTGGCCGGAGCGGTACTGCTGGACGGAGCCTGGCCCCTGTTGCATCCTCAGGTGGCGGCACTGGACATCAGACAGAGCACGCATGTGGCCGACCTGCTGCTCAGTGCGGAGATAGGTGACGTGCTGATGGTGCAGGACACAGGCCAACTGTTCACCTGTGCCGTGGTGGGCTATTCCGTGGACATCGTGCGCAAAGGGCTGACCGGCACGCTGGTACTGAGTGACGTGACGCGCTGGGTGGGCGGACGTTGGGACACGGACGGCTGGGACGTAGGGATATGGAGCATCTGACTTATGACAGCAACCGACATAGACACACTGGCCGCCGACCTGGCCGATAATCCGGCCTTCCTGGCCATGGTGGCCGTGAAGGTCAGGGAACGACCACAGCGATTCATCAACGACGCAGGCCGGGACATAAACGCGCTGGCTGGTACTCCGGTGGGTCACGTCACGGTCTCGCCAGGCCAGACCATCAGCAGCGCCAGTTGGGGAAACCCGGTCTGGAATCAATCCGTCAACTGTTTCGCCTCCGTCACAGATCGTGACGCCCAGTGGGCCACGCCGCCTGACGGGGCGGTGTGCTACACGGTCGACGCTGCGGCGCTATGGATTCGCAAGGCCGGAGTGTGGCGCGGCTTACCGTCCGGCACCCTGGCCCAGGTGTCGACCACGACCAACAGCGCCAGCACCAGCACGAATGTCGACTGGATCACCGCCCCGCCGATCACCGCCGACGGTACCCGCCGGGTGAAAATCACGTTCAACACTCTCGGCAACACCAGTACCGCTAACGATCTGTTCCGGTTGAACCTTATGGAAGGCTCAACGGTGCTGCAGTATGCCCAGGCCAAGCTTGTCATTGCCGGCGGTGGCGGCCAGGCCGGCGTTGTCGGCGTTTGGCAAGGAGTCCCGGCCGCCGGCAGCCACACCTACAAACTCAACGTCAATCTGGCTACCGGAGTCGGCCCGGTGACCGCGATAGCCAGTTCGACCAACCCGAGCATCCTGCTTGTCGAGGACATCGGAACCTGAGGAGGCCCAACCGTGTCATACCGCAGTATCGACCAACTGACCAGCGACACAGTGTTTATCGGCCGAGTTCGGGCCGTGACCGTTGAACAAGGCGAGTCCTACCAGAACGATCAGCGGGCCCAGTTCGTGGCGGTCGCTAACGGAGTGCTGCGAGGCGACGGCAATCTGTATGACGCCTTCGTGCGCATCTCGGCCGCAGGACCGGGAGTTGGAGCGAAGGTCGACAACGGCGACGGCACCATTGACCAATCAAAGGTGACTGATGAAGACCTGCTGAGCCTGACCCAGGCCAACTGGCAGGTGGTAGCCGCCCTGTACTTCGATGCCGACGGCAACCCCAATCCCGTGAGGGGGATCAATGTCTGACATAAGTCACTACCCAGAGCCGGACCCAGAGGACGAGGACGAAGGCGAAGACACCGCCGAGCACGAGACGGTCTGGGTTGACCTGGCATGATCGTCGCCACCTATCTGGCCAACAAGCCAGCGGGCGCGCCACAGGTTTACCTGATCGTGGCCACCACGCTGCTGGCCGTGGCTGCCATCTTCGCGGCTTGGTCTCGTGACGTGTACCGGGCTGCCATCGCAGCAGGCTGGGCCTTGTTCGCACTGGCGCTACTCACCCACTGAAGGCCGGGCCGTTGCCCCGGATGCTGAGCGAACGGGGCAGCACCAGACAGTGGCGCATACTGCGCCAGCAGGTACTGGAGCGTGACTGCTACCTATGCCAGGTCCGTGGTCCGGGCTGCACCACAGTGGCCACCACTGTGGACCACAGGCAGCCCAGAGCGATGAACGGCAGCGACGCACCTACCAACCTGCGGGCTGCGTGCGCCATGTGCAACGCCAGGCGGAACAAAACAAGAAACCAGATAGCCGCCCAGGTGAGCCATCAGAGCAGATGGTGAGGGCGAATGAAGAAAGGAACCCATTATGAGCGACACCCCCACACAGCCAGAGCCAGAGCAGCCAGAGCAGCCAGAGCAGCCAGAGCCCGACATGGACACGGAAGGCATGGGCCACGGGGACGAGGACTGATGCGCTGGCCCGGAGCCATCTGGCAGCCAGTGGCGCAATGCTCGGGCACTCTCGATCCCATTGCCGTCTGCCTGCACCATCAGGCCGGATGGGGGAACCCAGCAGCCGTGTATGCCAGCCGGGATGTCAGCGCCCACTTCTGGCTACCGATACAGGGCCAGCCCGTGCAGCATGTGGATACCAACGTCCGGGCCTGGCACGGCATGGACAACCACAACGGCACCAGCATCGGAGTGGAGACCGAAGGCTGCGGCCACTCGCCTTATGCGGATCCACTCTCGGAACATCAGCTGGACAGCTTCGCCGCACTCATGGCCTGGGCCCATGACGTGCACGGCATCCCACTACAGCTGTCCGAATCCACCAGCACGCCCGGTCTGAACTATCACAGATGTCAAGGTGGCCCGGCCACCGGATGTCCGTGCGACGTGAGAGTGAACGCCAGAGCGGAGATACTCAGGCGTGCCGGTGGTCAGCCGTCCACGCCCACACCACCACAGACCGGCGGTACGGCACCACCATGGCCGGGCACAGTGCTGGTGGACTACACGGCCGGACACGGTACGGCCCAATGGCAGCGACAGATGCAGGCCAGAGGTTGGGCCATAGACGTGGACGACCAGTACGGACCGGCCTCTGCTGCTGTCTGCCGTGCCTTCCAGCAGGAGAAAGGACTAGCGGTCGATGCGATGGTGGGACCTGACACCTGGGCCGCGACGTGGACGGCGCCAGTCACGTGATCAGTGGGCGATCGCTGGTCTGGGATTGTCCGACGGCTCAGGGCGTGAGCACGGCTGAAACAAAACAAATAATCGGATAGCCCCCCCAGGCCCACCCGGGGTGGCGGATGGTGAAGGCGAACGGAATCAGGTGACGAAACGGCGAGAATGTCCGATTTTTTGGCATAACGGAGGTAGCGGACACCCCGACTGTCCGCGTCTTTTTACCCCCGAAAGTGGTGGAAGGTGACTGATCGTGGCCGTTAGAGCCAGAAAGGCCCCGAAGCTGCTGGGATCTACCGAACCTCGCCTGGCCACGAGGATGGGTAGAGGGATCACTTGGGGCCCTAAGGTCACGGTCTTCGCCACCGATGTGCTGGGCCTGGAAGTGCTGCCCTGGCAGTCGTGGCTGTTCGATCACAGCCTGGAACGGTCCGCCGGACGTTGGAGTCGGCGCACGGTTCTGGCCCTGGCCGCCCGCCAGAACGGTAAGACCAAGTGCACCACCATCAGAGTGCTGGCCGGCATGTGCCTGTGGGGTGAGGAGGTGATCGGTGCCGCACAGAACCGGGATGTGGCGTTGGAGTCATGGACGGAGGCGCTGGACCTGGCGGAGGAGGCTGGGCTGTCCCCGTGGGACGTGCACCACCAGAACGGCAGGGAGTCCTTTCGCGTCGGGGACAAGGCCCGCTACAAGGTGACCGCGTCGACGCGGTCGGCCGGACGTGGCCTGCATGGCGACCTGGTGGTGCTCGACGAGCTTCGGGAGGCCACCGACTGGCGCGCCTATGCGGCACTGGAGAAGACCAGGCGGGCCCGACCCAAAAGTCAGTTCTGGTCCATCAGCAACGAAGGCGACATGTCTTCCATCGTGCTGCGCACCCTGGCCGCCCAGGGCGAGACCTGGAGGAAAGACCCGGCCTCGCCACTCGGTTTCTACAGCTGGTCCGCGGCGCCGGAGTACGAGAGGCACGACCCGCGGGGCTGGGTCCAGGCCAACCCGGCGTTGGGCTACCTGATCGATCTGGACACCATCGAAGCGGAACTGAAGACCGACCCGCCCGACGTGTTCGAGACCGAAGTCCTGTGCCGCCCGGTCCTGGTCATGCACCCCTACCTGCCGGAGGGCAGCTGGACCGCGTGTGCCGAGCATCGCCAGCCCCTACCGGCCGCGCCCGGCATGGTCTGCCTGGCCGTGGACGTCGGCCCCGAGCTCCGCCACGCCAGCGTGGCCGTGGCCTGGAAGCGCGAGGACGGCCGCACGGGCGTAGACCTGGCCGCAGCGTACGACGAGTCCGAAGGCAGCGTGCTGGCCAAGCTGGGCAACCGCCTGGGCGAACTGCTGGAACGCTGGCAGCCTCCGGTAGTCTCCGTCGCTGCGAAGACTCCAGCGGAGGCTCTGGTCTCCCGTCTGGTCCCGGCCGGCACCGAAGTGGCCCACATCAGCGCCGCGGACCTTCAGCGGGCCTCCGCGGGCTTCTACGAGGGCGTTACCGGCCGTCAGGTGGTCCACATGGGTGACCCGGTGTTAGACGCCGCCGTGGGCCTGTGCTCCTCCGACACTCCGGGCGGGGTACCGGAGCGGCGCGCCGCCACATCCGATATCGACGCGGCGCGCGCTGTGGTCCTGGCCCACTACGAGGCCGGGCGCAGACCGGTCAAGGTGGCAGCCGCCACGTGGTCGGCTTACTGAAAGGTGACCTGTGAACCCAGCACGGACGACCCCTGACCCGCGTTCCGTCATTCATGGATCACGAGCGGCGCCGGCGGGTGGCCATGGTCATCACCTGGGTAGCCATCGGCGCCGGCATGCTGGCCGAGGCCGAGCTGGTCTACCTGGTCATCCGCTGGCTGACCCGGTAGGGGAGCACCCCGGGCCCGCCGGGGGCGCCTAGGAGGTCTCTGCAAGGAGATCGTGCGAACCGGGTGGCGGGCCCGAGGAGCTTGTCCGCAATTGTGTCCCGCATTCCGGACAGGGGCGTGGATGGGGGCCGTCGCTTACACCCGGTGATGCTCTCGTGCCCGGCTCAGGGTGCCCAAAATCTTGGTGCCACTTGTGGTGCCACCCCCCTATCCCCTGAGCGTGGCTGGTGCCACCAGATGGTGGCGCCAGGGACACATAGGTGCTGGTAGGGGGATTGCGGTTCACACTCTCAAGGTGGGAACACGGGTTCGAATCCCGTTGGGGCTGCTGGGTTTTTGCCAATCTTGGCGCCACTTGTGGTGCCACCCCCCGAACGCGCCCTCTTCAACCGTTGTACACTGACTTTAACCAGATTAAAGTGAGGTGGCAAGGATGGCTCGATGGGACGAGAGCAGGGGCGCCTGGCGGGTCAGCGTGGCGGCCTACCGGCCCGGTGAGCCCCGCCGGCGTCGCAACCTCGATCTCAAGGCGCCCAACACCCGGGCCGGGCGCCGCCAGGCTGAGGCGGTCGAGGCCCGGTTGCGGGTCGAGGTGCTCGACGAACTGGAGTTCGAGCGGCCCGGCGGCAGCGTGGCCGGATCGTTCGCGGCGGCCGCCCACGCCTGGGTGGACCGCCATCCAGACTGGTCGCCCAAGACCATCAAGGAGACCCGTTACGCCCTGCGCCGCTATATCCTGCCCGCCCTGGGCGTCACCGAGTTCGGCGAGGTCAGCCCGGCCCAGATCGAGGACTTGTACGCCAGGTGGACGCGCGTCGGGTACGCAGCACCAACCCGACGGCGTTGGCACGGCATCATCCACTCGATCTACGCCGACGCCACCCGCCTGGGCCTGGTCCGGGTGAACCCGATGGCCCGGGTCACCCCGGCCGGCGGGGCCGCCCCGGAGCGTATGCACATCCCCGACAAGGCCGACATCCGCCGGGTGATCGACGCTGCCGCCTCGCCGTCGGCGGCCACGTACTTCGAGATCGCGGTAGCTACTGGCGCCCGGCGTGGCACCATCGCCGCCCTCAAGTGGCACCAGATCGACCTCGACACCGGGGCGGTGCTGTTCTCGCATGCCATCTCGGTAGGCGAGAACGGCGCGGTGCGCAAGGGCACCAAAGCCAACCGGCCCTACACCGTCGAGCTGGGTCCGACCGCCCTGGAGGCGGTGCGAGCCCATTACCGCCGGGCCGCGGAAACGGCGCTGGCGCTCGGTACCGCCGGGGACCTGCGCGATCTGTTCGTGTTCTCCCGCAACGGCGGCACCCAGCACTGGTCGGTGGAATATCCCACCCACGCCTGGGCCATCGCCTGCGGGCGGGCCGGGGTGACCGGATGCCGGTTGCACGACCTGCGCCACTTCGCCGCAACCCAGATGCTGACCCACCGGGTCTCCTACCGCACGGTGGCGGAACGGCTCGGCTGCACCGAGGCCAACGTGATCAAGACCTACTCCCACCGGGTGGCCGGCGACGAGGACCGGCGCGCCGCGGAGATCATGGCCGCCATCATGGCTTGACCTTTCCCACAGGGGCCGCACAACTTTCCACCGAAATCTACACATTTACATTGCAGTACACCCTCACCGGGTGTAGGTGAGTATCTATGCCTGTTACTCGCCTGAATCTAACGGAACGGTTTGCTGCCGGGGAGCGGATGCGGGCCGCCCGGGAACTGGCCGGCCTGACCCTGGCCAAGGTGGCCGCCAAGTGCGGGGTGTCGATTACCGCCGTAGCCCAGTGGGAGCGTGGTGCCATCCCCGGCGACGACCTGCGGGCCCTGCTGGCCGGCCTATACGGCGTCGACGAGGCGATCCTCTTCGCCGAGTACGAGGCCCGCATGGCCGCCAACCGGGAGCTGCTGCGCCCGGCATGACCGTCGGCCCGCTGGACGCCCTCGAGCAGGCTCTCGCCGACGCCCTGGCCCACACCCTGCCCGGCGTCGTCGACCGCCTGGCCGGCCTGGCCGGCCCGCGCGCCTACTCCGTAGCACAGGTGGCCGAACGCCTGGACGTGTCGGACAAAACCGTGTACCGCCTGATCGGCGCCGGCCACCTGCCCACCGTGCCCCACCTCAACCCGGCCCGCATCGCCGCGGTGGCCCTCGACGAATTCCTGGCCGGCAAACGGTGACCGACATCGAGGTTGCCACCGGCGAGATCGTCGCGGCCGGGCCGCTCACCCCGGCCGAGGTCCGCCGCCGCTCCGACCAGATTCAGCAGATGATGCGCGAATCGCTGGTGCGCGGGATCGACTACGCCACCCTGCCCCACACCCAGACCCCGACCTTGCTGAAACCGGGCGCCGAGAAACTGCTGTTCGGGTTCCAACTGGGGGCGGTGTGCGCGCTGATCCCCGACGACGACGCCCGCCAGCATCGCGGTGTCCGCTACCGCTGCACCATCACCGACCGCACCGGGTTCACCGTGGCCGAACGCGAAGGCTACGCCGGGTACGACGAGTCCCGCTTCGACAACGGCAACGGCTGGCGGGCCGACTGGAACAACGTGCTCCAGATGGCCCAGAAACGGGCCACCGTGGCCGCCACCCGGGCCGCGCTCGCCGCGTCCGGGCTGTTCGCCGAGGACGACGCCACCGCCCCGGCGGCCGCCGAGCCGCGCCGGGCCCGCCCGCCCGGGCCGCGCGGCCGGGCCGAACGCGTCCCCGACTACGTCTACGACGACGCCCCCGAAGCGCGCGGGCAACGACCGTCCGGGCCGGCCAACCGGGGGGAAGCCGGACCGGCCGGCCCGGCGGACCCCGACGGGGAGCCGTTCTAGCCGTGGTCGGGCTGCGCTGGCGCTGGCACCGCTGGCATGTCCGCCACCTGGTGTGGCAGGCCGACCTGGAATACCGCCGCCACCCCACCCCGGCCAACGCCCACGAACTCGACCGGGCCGTGATCCTGCTACGCCGCACCGAAACCGCCCGCCCATGACCGAACGGACATGACGATGCCCCCCGACGCTCAACGCCGCCGCAACCTGTTGGACCAGCTGGGAGCGATCAACGCGGCGCTGGAACGCCGCCAGGCGGTACCGGACATCACCCGGGACGAAGCCGAGGCCGTCCACGAGCTGGCCACCCTGCGCCACATCGTCGACGCCTCAGCCCGCCGGCTGGCCATGCTCATGGAAACATCGGGGTGGACCGGATGAGCTGGGATCACGTCCTGTGGGCCGCCCGTGAGGCTCACGTCCCGGCCGGCGACGCCACCGCCCACCATGTCCTGGTCGTGATCGCCACTCACGCCAACCGGGAAGGCCGGGCGTGGCCCGGTGTGGCCACCATCGCCCGCGAGACCGGCCTGCACCCCGGCACTGTCCGCAGGGCCGTGCAACGCCTCGAAACCGCCGGGCTCCTAGAGGTCATCCATAGGTACGGCCGGTCCTGTGAATATCTTTTCCACAGCCCCCCGGACCCCGCGCGCTCTGCGCGCTACCCCCCTAGTTTCTGCGCGCCACCCCGCGCACAGCGCGCGACAGAAGGAAGTAGAAAGAAGAAAGAAGGAACGCAGCATTTCGCCTTCGGCTCAGGATGGGTCAAAGACTGGACCGGCGGCGACCACAGCCACTGGGGGGAATGGCGATGAGCCCCGACCCGCAACTCCTTGACCTAGCACCGCCCACACCCGCAGAGCGGCGACAGGTCAAGCGCCGCTGCGCCGGATGCAACCGAGTGATCACCGGCCGACCAAACCAGCGGTATTGCACTGAACGGTGCGCCGCCCGTGCACGGAAGGACCGAGAAAGAAACCGTGACAAGATGTCACGGGATTCGGGGCCGGTCCCCTCAGTCATCCGGGGCACCAACGGCAAGCTGATCGCCCGGGTTGCTGAGCTGGGCTACCTCGGCGGTCCGGACGACTGGGTCCTGGACGTGACCTACGGCGAGGGGAAGTGGTGGACCCGATGCACCCCGAGCCTCCTGATCCGGGGCGAGGGTGACTTCCGGGACCGTCCAGAGGAGACCGACACGGTTCCGGTGGTGTGCTTCGATCCGCCCTACATCTCAACCGGGAACCGGGAGACGTCGAGCATCGACGCGTTCTATCGGGCCTACGGGCTCGGGGAACTGAAGGGCTGGCGTGCGATCCGGCGGCTGATGGATGACGGTCAGACCGAGTGTGCCCGCATCCTGCGACCGAAGGGCTTTCTCCTGGTGAAGTGCATGGACTACGTCGAGTCTGGCCGGAAGGTGTGGAACACGTTCCACATGGTGGCGAAGGGCGAGGATCTGGGGCTGCGTCTGGTCGACCGGTTCCACCACATCTCTACCGGCAAGGGCGGCCCGCAGACGCTGACGAACCTGGACGGCTCGCCGCGCGAGCAGAAGACGGCTCGGGAGGTTTCCTCAATGCTGCTGGTGTTCACGAAATGAGTCGAGCTAGCGAATCGGGACGAGATGGCGAACGCGATGCCAGGACGGTCCTAGAGCGAGAGGGCTGGAAGTTCACTGGCGCTCACGTTCCATGCCACGGGCACCGTATCGACCACACCGCAATACACCCAGTGACTGGCGAGGAATGGTTGATCGAGGTCAAGACTTGGGGTGACAGACCATCGGGCAAAGACAACGTCCTGAAGGCGGTCGCTGTCGCGTACGACCTCCAGCAACTTGGCGAACAGCGCCCGTTCATGCTCTTTATGACCCATCTACTTGGGGGCATCCTCGGTGAGACGATTCGACGTGCCCGCCGAGTCGGTGCGATTACTGAGGTACGCGTCCTCCAGGCCGTGGAGCACTACGACGACGACCCCGACGATGGCTAGTCCGGATAATCCGGCTTATCCGCGACTCGCCGTCGGCGCGGCCGCCCTGGCCGGCTATGTCGGCGCCATCGTCCTGGCCAACTGGGCTATCAGCCGATTCGGGTTCATCTGGGGGCCGTTCGGGGTGGTACCGGCCGGCACCTACTTCGCCGGCGCGGTGTTCGTCTTCCGCGACGTCATCCAGCTGACCTTCGGCCGCTGGTGGGTGCTGCCCGCCATCGCGGCGGGGGCGTTGCTGTCGTGGCGGGTGTCGCCGTCGTTCGCGGTGGCGTCCGCGGTGGCGTTCGGCTGCGGTGAGCTGATCGACTGGGCCGCGTTCACGCCGCTGATCGAGCGCGGCCAGGTGATCGCCGCCTTCCTGTTGGCCAACACCGTCGGCGCCGCCATCGACACGCTGATCTTCCTCCAGATCGCGTTCGGGTCGACCGCCCACTGGCAGGCCACCACCGCCGCCAAAGTCATGGTCACCCTGGCATTCCTGCCGGTACGGCTGATCGGCCGGCGGACCGTCAACCGCTGGGCGGTCGCGGCGTGATCTACCTGACCGGAGTGAGCAACGCCGACACCCAGGCGGTAGCGCGCGGCCGCGCGGATCTCGGCCTGATGATCCAGCCCGGTAATGGTTTGTACCGTCAGATCGACCTGTACCCGTGGTACGCCGTTGACAACGGCTGTTTCGGCGGCCATTTCCACGCGGACGCCTGGCAACGCACCCTCGACCGCTCGGCGTTCCGGCCGGAGCGGTGCCTGTTCGCGGTCGTCCCTGATCGCTTCGACCCGACAGATCTGGCCGGCAACCATCCGGCCACGCTCGAAATGTGGCACGAATGGCATGAGGAGGTGGCCGGCCGGGGTCTGCGCCCGGCTTTCGTGTGCCAGAACGGCTCGACCCCCGACGACGTGCCGGTCGACGCCGAAGCGGTGTTCATCGGCGGCGATACGGCTTGGAAGCTGTCGCGGTGGGCGGCCGCGCACGTTGCCGCCGCCAAAGCCCGCGGCCGGCACGCGCATGTCGGCCGGGTCAACACCGCGGTCCGGTTCGGGTCGGCGCGGATCTTCGGCGCCGATAGCGCGGACGGCACGCTGGTCAAGCACGGGCCGCGCCCGGAGATGATCCGCCAACTCGTCGCCATGCTCGACCAACCAACCCAACTGGAATTCGTATGACCGATAATGACGTTTATCAGGAGCAGTACGGCGACGGCGCACTGCGGGGGATGCATCGGATTGCAGTCGGCCAACCCGATGAGATGTGGCCGGCGTCCGTCGTGGCCCGTCTGATCGAAGAAATCATCTGTCGCCGAGGTAACGACCCGACGTGGCTCGTCCTACATCCAGCCCGGCGCAGGACCCCATGATCACCCATGCGCCGTGCATCCTTCACGAGACGCCGGATTGCCCGATCTGCTACCGGGGAGCAAGTAGCGCTATGACAGATAACGGCACTTATCTGGACATCGTCCCGGTGACGTTCCGCCAAGCGTCGGCATTCGTCGCCCTGCACCACCGTCACCACGACCCGCCGCGCGGCTGCCGGTTCTGTCTCGGCGTCGCCACCGCTGACCAGCTGGTCGGCGTGGCCATGGTCGGCCGACCGGTAGCACGCCACTACGACGACGGCCGAACTCTAGAAGTGAACCGGACGTGCACCGATGGCACGCCCAACGCCAATAGCGCGCTCTACGCCGCGGCATGGCGTGCCGCGCGAGCACTCGGCTACCGGCGGCTCATCACCTACACCCAGGCCGGCGAATCCGGCTCCAGTCTGCGCGCCGCCGCCTGGCGGATTGTCGGTGAACGCCCAGCGCGTGAATCGTGGGTCGCGTCATCGGTGAAGCTGGCCCACCTGCGTCATCCTGTCGGCGCGGGTGGCGTGGCGCGCACGTTGTGGGAGGCATCGTGACCGCTAGTACCGATAACCCCGGATATCAGCGCCAGCCGATGACGCTTGGCTGTCACACCCCCCTTGTACAATGGGTGTTGACGGAGCGTTGCCGGAGAGGTCTAACGGAACCGCCTCATAAGCGAGTTGCTGTCGCAAGCAGCCGTGGATTCGAATCCCACACGCTCCGCCGCAACACTCGGGGACCGCTTGCGACGGTCCCCGGTTCGCGTACACTGGGTGTGCTTGCGATAGCTACCGCTTATCAGGTGGTACCGACCGGGAGGCCCTTCGGGGCCTTCCGGCGCGTCCGGGGTGCCGATGGCTAGTCCCGACCCCGGATATCGGGAACTGGCCGGGCATTTCGCCGACCTACGCCACCACCTGACCTCAGCCGGCGACATCTACGGGATGGAACTGCTATGGGAGGCGATCGAATCGTGGCCGAACACGTCGAACTGTACGACCGAGGCGGCCGCTACTGGGCCATCCTCATGGGCGTCGGACTCGCCTGCTGGGCCGTCATCGCCCTCATCTGGCTCTGGGTCATCGCATGAATAACGACCCAGTCCGCGGGTAGGTACGAAAACCCCCATGACCAGGGAAGCTGCGACTAGCCTTCGCGTCCGATGGCCTTATATGACCGCGTAGTAACCTTGGTGCGCCAGGTGGGTGGTGCGCTGGGTCAGGCATCGGGGCAGTGGGGGTCCAGTGGCATTCTGGGTCTCGGGGGCGGCTTACCGGACATAGGCGTCCATGGTGACCTGGCGGGCGCGGCGGAGATGGCTAGGCGCATGTTCGAACAGGACCAGCTGAACTCCTCGTCGTCAGGCTGGTCGCCCGGCATGTTTCCTGGCTTCGTCTCGGAGTGGCGGGCGCGCGGCATCGTCCCTCTCACGGCCGGTCTCCGCCTGGTGTCCGGTGTGGTGATGCAGATGCCGCTGCGCCAGTTCCGCGGTGACGACGAGGTGATCCCGGCGGCGCCTGTGGTCCTGAACCCAGCCCCGGCCAATAACGGCACGCTGGCGTCCTACTGCGATGCCTACGTGGAAGACATCAGTCTCTACGGCAACCATGTCTGTTTGCTGGGTGAGCCTGACTCTACCGGTTGGCCGGCCAGCATCCTGCCGGTGGACGTGTGCCAGGTCTCCGTAGCCGTTCACCCCGTTACCGGGCGCCTGGTCTACACCTATGCCGAGACCGAGACCATGCTGGACGGCTCCGACCTGATGCACGTGGCCCTGGACCGGCGCAGCGGGCAGCTGGTGGGGCACGGTCTCATACCCACCATGTCCGCGGCGCTGTCATCTGCGTCGGCGGCGGAGGAGTTCGCAGGCCGGTACTTCGACGAGTCGGCTATTCCCACTGGTGTTATCACCGATAGCCGTCCTGACCTAAGCCAGGACCAGGCGGACGAACTGAAAGCCGCCTGGCTGCGCACGGTCGGCAGCCGACGTCGGACTCCGATAGTGCTGCCCACGTCCACCACGTTCACTCCCCTGGTGTCCGATGCGGAGAACGCCCAACTGGTCCAGGCTCGGCAGTGGAACGCCCAGACAGTGGCCATGGCACTCGGCATCCCGCCATTTATGCTGGGTATTGAGACTCAGCGCCACACGTACACCAATGCTGAGAACGAGTTCGGCCGTTTCATCCGCACTACCATCATGCGGCTGTTGGTGCCGCTGGAACAGCAGCTGAGCCTGCAACTGCTGCCCCGTGGCAATACCGCGGTGTTCGACACTCGCAACCTGCTGCGCCCAGAGGCTCCCGCCCGTTTCACCATGGCCGTACAGGGGTTCCAGGCCCATCTGCTGACCGAAGGCGAAGCCAGGGAACTGATGGGCTACCCGGCAGATGGTGGGCCTGGCATCGGACCGGCGGACACAGGCGGTATCGAACTGGCACCCAGCGAAGCGCCACAGCTGGCCCTGCTACCGGCGCCAGCGCCTACACCGCCAGAACCAGTCTCGGAGGTCAAGCCAGCATGAGAGAAGTCAGATTCGCGGCCCTGGAAGGCTTCGACACTGTGGGCGACGGAATGACCTTCAGCGGCCTGGCCATCCCGTACAACCAGCCCGCCACCATCACCGGTGACACCAAGAAGCCGTATGACGAGGTATTCCGCATGGGCGCCTTCGCCAAGACGCTGCAAGAGCGCTGGGCTTCGAAGCCGGTGCCGCTGATGCAGAGCCACGATTACCGCAGCTGGGGCATCGGCTACGCCAAGTATCTGGCGGAGACCCCAGAAGGGCTGCGAGGCGAATGGCAGCTGTCGGACGTCCCCGCCGGACGTGATGCCTCCGTGCTCATCCGTGACCGTGTGGTCAGTGGTCTGTCAATCGGTTTCGAGCCTATGGGCAACAAGATCACCAGAGCCCAGGACCGGGCCGAAGGGCGCGATCTGGTGGAGCGCACAGAAGTCAGGCTGTTCGAAGTGAGCTTGTGCACGTTCCCGGCCTACGAGCTAGCGGGCGTGACCGGACAGCGGTCAGAAGGCCCCAGCCTGGCCGACCTGGCTCAGAGCAGACTGGCCCTGGTGGACCGTTTCGGGCGCATCCAGCGATGAACCAGCCGCTGTCCATCGACACTCAGCCCGGCAAGCTGGTCTGCCGCCAGTGCGGGCGAGAGTGGATCGCGGACGACACCACAGCCGCGCTACTGGAGGAATTGGTCGCCCACAGCGCCACCCACACGGAGAACCCGGACGAGGCCAAGCCGCAGATCTGGCTTCGCTGACTTTATGTCAGGGCGCTGGCCGGAACCTCCGCCGTGCCGACCGTCCGTCTTTAAGGTCGACACTAAACGATTTAGTGTCGACCTTAAAGACGGACGGTCGGGTTGATAGGCCATATCGAGCGCCCGCAGTATCCACCTGCTGAAGAAGCTGGCCCAACCCAGACCGATGGTGTTACTGTGCCGGTGACAGCCCAGCCGGGCGACGGACCAGCTACGCCGGTACCCACGTAGCGGAGGTCCAGGGCGCACCACTGAGCGAGTGAAGACCAAACCTCGCACAGAAGGAAGCGCACCATGCTGATAGACGTAATCCGGGACCGTTTTGACGAGACTCAGGGCCGTATGCGCGGCATTGAGGAACTGGCCGCATCGGAGAACCGCGACGGGCTGACCGACGTGGAGCAGACCACCTGGGACGAGCTGCGGACCCAGGCGGAGTCCTACGCGGAGCGGCTGACAATCTTGGCCTCCCGGGAGGAACTGGACCAGCGGGCCGCGGCCACGCTGGCCAAGATCACCAGGGCGGCTGATCCGGTCTCCGCCGGAGGCGGCGGGAACGCCATTCAGAGCACCTACGCCAGTCCGGGCGCCTATGCCATGGACTATATGAGGATGCAGCAGGGCGACAACCAGGCCCGGTCCAGGCTGACCCGGGTGCTGGCCGACGTGACCACCACGGAGGCGCCCGGGCTGGTACCGCCTCAGGTGACCGGACCGGTGATCGGGCAGTGGCTGACCTCCAGACCTTCGGTGAACAGCTTCGCTCATCCGCCGCTGCCCGCGGTGGGTATGGAAGTGCAGCGACCCCACATCAGCCAGCATGTGGACGTCCAGGCCCAGGCCACCCAGAAGACCGACGTGGCCTCCCGGCAGTTCAAACTGGATCTGTTGAAGGCCGACCTAGCCACCTGGGCTGGCGCGGTGGACGTCTCCTGGCAGCTGGTGGAACGGTCCAGCCCTGCGGCCATTGACCTGATCTTCAGTGACTTCACTGCGGTCTACGCCCGTAACAGCAACAATGCCGCGGCCACCGCCATGGCCGCAGCCGTGACCCAGACCGCAGCCTGGGACGGTTCGGCTGCCGGGCTGTTGACCACGTTGGCCGCGGCTTCGGTGACCGGCGCTACCAACAGCGTTGACAACATGTTCCCTGACACCATCTGGCTAGGGCTGAACGCCTATCAGGCTCTGGTCGGGCTGACGTCGGACGACGGGCGCCCCATGTTCCCCTTCCTGGCCCCGCAGAACGCCCTGGGTGGGGCCGACCTGCGCGGCAACGTCTCCAGCATCGGGGGCATGTCCACAGTGGTGGACCCGTTCATTAGCCCGGACACCTTCATCGTGGGCGACTCCACCGCGGTGGAATTCTACGAGAACGCCGGGGCGCCCGTGCGCCTGTCCGTGATCGATGTTGGCGTGCTGGGTTACAACATCGGAGTAGCGGGCATGTTCGCCACGCTGGTGACCGACCCGGGCTCTTTCGTCAAGATCACCTACACCCCGATACCTCTGGCTGCCAGCCACGCCAGCAAGAGCACCAGCAGCAAGTAACCGCCATGGCAGACTGGCTGACTACCGACCAGTACAAAGCCTGGGCCCGCATCACGGACACCACTGATGATGCCGCCATTGATCAGGCTGTGACTGCGGTGATGGCTGCGGTAGCCGGCCGCTGCCCGCGGTTGTTCATCACGGTAAACCCTCTGATCGAACCGCCCCCCGATCCGCCGCCACCACCCGATGACGTGATGGAAGCGTCTCTGCTGTGGGTCAATCGGCTGCTGGCCAGACGCAACAGCCCTGACGGAGTGGTGGGCGTCAGCGACCTGGGTACGGCCCAGATACTGCCGCAAGACACGGACATCAAGCGGCTGCTGTCTCCCTATACCGCCATGGTCGTGGCTTAAGTCATGACTACCAGTCTGGAGCGTGCCGATCAGATCGTGCAGCTGCTGACCGACAAGGGGGTCAGGGCCACCACTGATGTGAGCGCCCTGAACCTGCCTGCGGTGCTGGTGAACCTGCCCACCCAGCGCCGGAACGACCTGGCCTGCGGGGTTTCAGTGACGTGGGCGCTGGACTGCATCGCTCCCGCGCCCACCAGCTGGGACCGTACCGCCTGGGCCCAGCTGGAAGCCCTGGTCGAAGTGGTCGAAGCCTGCTTCCCCATCGAACGGTCCCAGGCCCAGGCATTCCAGCGTCCGGGCGCAGCGGGCCTGACCAGTTTCCCCAGCTATCAATCAACCTTCACGGAGGCGCTATGACCATTACCGAATCAAGAGTAAAGAACGGCACGCTCACCCTGGGGCCAGTCGGCACCGGAGATGTGGACATGTCCTGCCAGGTGACCAACGTGAAGATTACCAGCGCCTATTCGGACGACGGCAACCCGGTCACCACCTTGTGCGGAGACACCAAGCCTGCTGGACGTCAGCTGGACGGACGCCAGCTGACCGGTACTTTCGTGCAGGACTTCGACGACCCGGCGGGGATCGTGGCCTACCTGTGGGATAACGACCTGACGGTAGTGGCGTTCAACTTCGTCCCGGATGAATCGCCGTTGACCATCACCGGGAACGTAATGCTGGAAGTGCCCGCCGAAACCTACGGCGGAGACGTGAACACTCGTGTCACGTCGGATTTCGCCTGGAACATCCAGGACGAACCGGTCCGCACTTACGGCCCGCTGCAGCAGGCAGCCCGGGAGCCGGTCAGCGCCAGTGCCTGAAACCATCATGCAGATCAAGGGGCTGGACCGGTTTCGGTCCACCATGAAGAAGGCGGGCGCTGATCTGACCGACATGAAGATGGCCAACCAGGAAGTGGCCCAGATCGTGGTCGACCGGGCCCAGGTCATCGGACCTAGGCGCACCGGGACCCTGATGGGGTCACTGCGGGCCGGACGACTGGTGGCCCGCGCTCGTACCCGCAGCCAGCTGGTCTACGCCAACCCCATCCACTGGGGCTGGGCCAGCCGTCACATCAAGCCCAACCGGTTCCTGATGAACGCCGCCAACGATACCGAAGACCTGTGGCAACAGACCTACCTGCACGCCATGCAGAAAATCTGCAACCAGGTGAGAGGAGTCTGAGTGTCCACATTCCGCAGGCGGCTGGCCATCACCGTGGACGAAGAGCGCCTGGAGGTCCGCACCACGGTAGGCGACCACCTGAGGGCGGAGGAGGCCGCGGCACGCGAGCACCGCGAGGTGGGCGGCGCGGCCGTGCTGCTTCAGACCCGCGTAGCTTTCTACGCCCTGGGCCGTACCTACCCCGAGCACGCCCTGGCCCGGAACTGGGTCAAGTTCACAGAACTGTTTGACGACATTGACGACCTGGAGGCGGAGGAGGAGACCAACCCGATGGACCCTACCCGGCAGGCGGACTGGGAAGACTCGCTGTGACCGTGGCGGTACTGACCGGCGTGGCCCCGTCCGTGTGGCTGAACGACCCCGCCGCCCTCGGTACCGCCCTGGAGGTTCTCGCCGACCTGAGCCAGAAGAAGGGTTGACGTGGCCGCCCAGTTGATGGTCGATATCGTCACCGATGCGTCCAAGGCCGTCACCGGTTTCAAAAAGGTAGACGCGGCGGCGGAACAGACCGCAGCGAAGACAAAAAAGTCAGGCAGCGCACTGGCCGGATTCGGCAAGGCACTGGCCACTGGTTACGCAGTGACAAAGGTGGTGGCCTTCGGTAAGGCTTCGATAGACGCGGCGGACCAGGCCGCTATCGCCAATAAGCGGCTGGCGCAGACTTTCAAGGATGCAGGCGACAGTACGGGCGAGGCGGCGAAGCAGGCGGAGGACTACGCAGAGGCTCTGGGCCGTCAGATCGGGGTCAACCCTGACGTCATCAAAGGCGCCCAGGCCATCCTGACCACGTTCCACAGTGTGTCCGATGCCAGCGGACGCCAGGCCGGTATCTTCAATCGGGCTACGGCCGCAGCGGCCGATCTGGCCGCAGCCGGGTACGGAGACCTGCACACCAACGCCATTCAGCTGGGCAAAGCGCTACAGGACCCGGTGAAAGGCACCACGGCACTGGCTAAGGCCGGTGTCAACTTCTCAGCGGCGGAGAAGCAGCAGATCGCCACCATGGTCAAGCACAACGACATTCTGGGCGCCCAGAAAATCGTGCTGGGCGAAGTGGAATCACAGGTCAAAGGCACGGCGGCCAGTACCGCCACGGCTGGAGCGAAAATGTCCGTGGCCTTCGAGGAAGTCAAGGTCAAGATCGGTACCGCCCTGCTGCCCTGGGTGAACAAGATCAAGGCCGTCATGGTGGACCTCATCGGTTTCATGGCGTCGAACAGCGACTGGCTGGTACCGCTGATAGGTGGCCTGGTGGCCCTGGTGGCCGTGATCAAGCTGGTTACCGGCGCAGTGAACGTCTGGCACGACGCTCAAGCGTTACTCGACATCGTGCTGGACGCCAACCCGGTGACCATCATCGCTATAGCCATTATCGCTCTGATTGCCATCGTGGTGCTGCTGGCGATCAAGGTCAAAGCGGTGCGGGAGATTTTCGTTGACGTGTTCAACTGGATCAGGGCTAACTGGCCTCTGCTGGTGGCCATCCTGCTGGGACCGATCGTCACGGCCGTCTTCTTCATCATCAAATACTGGTCGACCATCAGCGGGGCTATCGCCAAGGTGTGGCATGACGTGGTCTCCGCCGCAGCCAGTGCGGTCGGGTCGGTAGTCGGCTTCTTCGGTCACCTGGTGGGCGACATCGGTCGGGCCCTGTCCGTGCTGTTCAATGTGATCACCGCCCCGTTCCGAGATGCCTGGAACTGGAT